CCACCAAAAAACTTGGCGTTCAATACTGATGGACTTTCATCATATTCATCAAAAAGAACAAATTGAATCCTCTTAATTAAAGATGCACGGTCCATGGTTTACAACCTGTATTGTGTTCTTATTTATTATATATCATCACTAGCAGGTTTGTCAAGGTGGGCGGCAATCACTACAGGGTTCCTCAGGACATTCTTAAGTTCTTTAGTTTTCCGTTTAATCGCTGCTCCGATATCTTTGATTTGCTTTTCTGGGTGTTCTGATGGTGAAAATCCTTTATTCATGAAAAAAACCTTTTTGAGTAAAAATTTGCCCGAATTTTTTTAGGGCGATTTTTGGAATTAAAAGTTGAAATTGGCACAGTATTATTCAACTTCATAGGTCAAGGTCAAGTTCGAGTTGTAGTTTACGTTCTTCCTCTATCCTATTATGCTCTGCCCACATTGCGGCAACCATATCGTGTTCATGTACAACACCAACGTGTGATGATGGTTGTGAGCGATGCTTATCAATCTGTTCCTGTGTAGGAATAGAAATTGTAAATGGTGTTCCATCTTCTTCAAACTCCTTATTCATATCAATGTATGTTTGAGGAGTGATATTAAATTCATTCATTTAATAAATCTCTCCGTTGATAATACCTTCACGGTACTTTAATTTCCATACGATGTAGTCCATGGTAGGGACACATATAGGGTTCCAACCTACGAACCCATAGGTCTCACCAGATTTCATAACCCAACAGGGTGCATCATCGTTGTCAAGGTCTAATGACTCACGGTATGCTTCGTCACCTAGTAGGACAACTGCTCGCTCTGCTTGATTTAAACTACCGAAGCAAGCAAATGCATTCTTCTTAATCTCTTCAGGGATTTCGTGCTTCATGATTTAAATAATAAACTACAAACCATATACAATCCCATTGCAGACCAGTATCCCAAAGTTGGTAATCCAAAAATACCTGGTATGACAGCATTCCATATCAACATAAGTATCAAAGGTAATGCAAGGAGGGCTATGACTGCACCTACAATAGTTCGTGATGATTTTTTCATTGAATAGCAAGTGGTTGTAGTCGGTCAAGGATCTCACGATAAGCAGGAACAATATCACCCTCATCGTTTCTGAATAGATCCTTATCAAATCTTTCATCACTACCGATCTTCCATAGTCTCATACAATCAGGACTAATCTCATCAGCCAGCATCAGTTCTCCATGAGCAGTATAACCATACTCAATCTTGAAGTCAACCAGGTCAATACCCATGATATAAAACATCTGACGAAGGTAATCGTTGATCCGTAGTGTCATCTCAACGAAAGGTTCAGGATCATATCCCATCAATTTCACACGGTCAGGTGTGAGTAGAGGATCATGCTTGCTGTCATCCTTTAAGAAAAATTCTACAATAGGATGTGGTAGTGGCGCACCTTCTTGAAGAGTTGTCTCTCTAACAATAGATCCAGCAGCACGATTGCGACAGATAACTTCTAGTGGAACGATGTCTACCTTCTTACAGATCATCTTATTAGCACCAACCATATTGATATAATGATTGGGAATAAGTTCTTTGGAAAGTTTTTCAAAAATAATAGATGAGATGCTACAGCAGAGAGATCCTTTACCTAAAGGATGATCAACCATCTCGCCGTTACCTGCTGTCACTCTATCATGATACTCAATGATGACACGATCAGCATCATCACCAGCGTATACAGTTTTTACCTTACCTTCTACGATTACTTTCATTTTAAATACCTATTTTAAAATCCAACATTGAATACACTAATCATCCTAAGATTTCCTGGAGAAGTTGGTCTGAGTGCATGTAAATACTTTCCATTAAAGATAAGCATCTTACCAAATTCAGGAGCAACTTCATGTTTGATTGGAATTGGATTGTTTTCCCAATCTACATCATCATAATCTAAAGTACCTCCATCTAATTTATAGTCGTGATCGCCCACAGAAATCACATCTCCACCATCCTGTTTATGTTCAGCATCAAAAAGCACAGTATTACCTTCAACTTCATTAAGATATAAGATAGTACTATAATGATTTTCATAGTTATCCACATGAGGATCGCATCCAAATTTATATCCAGGAATGTGCCAAGTTGCATTTAAACATGCTCTGATGCAACCATCATATTTAATGCCCTCGGATTTAAATGTGCGGTCAACAATTTCATAGAAAAAATTAAAGTATTTCGACACTGGTCTTACATCCTCTCTCCCAAACATGTTATGAGAGAATTGAGGAAATCTACTTGTGGTAGTTTCTGGTGTGTAATACCATGGCACCAATCTTTTTGTACTTTTAAGATTTTTAGCTAAGATAAGATCATCACTGAATTTCTTAAGTCTATCAATGTCTTGAATTTTAACTTCTACAAAATCAATCATTAGAAAATACCTCGTCTCCAAATACTAGTGTGTCAAGTTGTGTATTGCACCAAAGATCTAATGCATTACTTTTATATGATGCAATAGGTTTACCACCAACATTTAAAGATGTATTTAATAACATCGGAATTCCAGTAAGCATTTCAAATTCTTCAATAAGTGAATAGTAAACTTCAAGGTCAGGAGAAACTGTCTGTGCCCTACAAGTTCCATCAGCATGTGTAACTGAAGGATATAATTCTGTATCAATCATATCCATAACATAAAGCATGTAAGGAGAGTGATGGGGGAAGTTAAAGTACTGCGAAGATTTCTCCTCAAGAACAGATGCACCAAAGGGTCTATAAAATTCTCTATGTTTTACTTTAGAATTGATTGAATCTTTACCATTAGAAATAGATGGGTTCATTAAAATACTTCTGTTTCCTAATGCTCTGGGACCAACTTCACCGTGACCCTGATACCACCCAATAATTTCCCCTCGCGCCAACCTTTCTGCAGCATCTTTAATAGTTTTTTTACTAGGAATAGTTTCTGGTGCCTCATCATCCTGCCAAAAAGGAAATCCTGTAGTATCAAATTCTTCCTGATCATAATACTTTCTAAGAAACTCTACAGCACCTAGAGATAACCCAGAGTCATTGCAATGAGGAGGAATATGTAAGTTAGGTCTAACTTTTTTAATCTCACTATTAATTACTGTGTTCTGTGCTACACCACCACTATAACAGATAACATCATCTTCATCTGTATATTTTACAAAAGTATCAACGTATACTCTCTCCGAGAATGTATGTGCTTTCGATACCCAAGAACATATTTTATCAAAATCTTTAAGGTTATTAATATTAACTGATTCCCAATCAAAAGATCTCCATGCTTGCGAAATATTTTCCAAATTAAACATGTTTCTTTTTACTGAGACTGAAGAACCATAAGCTTTCAGTCCCATAATTTTACCAGCATGATCTAATGGATTGCCATCCATTCTTATTGCACCACCAACACCACTTAATATCATAGCAATGCTCTCGAAAGGTTTATAGTCTGTTCTATTATTAGATTCTCTAAACCTATTAACAATTTTATCGTCCCTAAAAACTGAGAAGTTAATTTTACCATCACCAAAACCATCAGAAACAATACTAACTGTTGGTTTAATTCCTAAGGGCCATGCACTTAACGCATGAGAATAATGATGATCTACTCTGTAAATAGGACATTCAAATCCAAGAACTCTGAAAATTTTTAATTCTATAATAGAAAACAAATCATCTTCATTATAGATTACATCAGTATGTAAAAATTTATCCATAACAATTGCAATCGCATCAACTTCAGATGGATTTACTTTCCATTTTTTAATAACACCAACCCATGTATTTAAATCATTAAGACCATGATGCTTATGTTGGAAGTTTCTCTCGCAATTAGTATATCTAACTTTCGTGCCATCAGTATATGTAATATTTGAGTCATGGTCATCTAATCGTAGACCTATAAATTTCATATCCAAAAATCTTTTATATATGTAATTATAACAGAAAAACCACCCCTGTCAAGAAGAGGTGGTCGGTATTATTCATGCTTCCTGCAATGATTGAACTGTGTTATGAAGTTCTCCAATGTCTAGGAGACCTTCAGCACTGAACCAAGGGGCATTCGCCCAACTAAATCCTTCACCAAAGGTGTTATCAGGTGCTGTGATGTACCAATGACATGCTGTGTCAGGCACATCTACAGCACACTTAGACCAATCATCACTCCACTGTGGGACTTGTACCCACATAATGGCAGCAAATATAAAACTGAATAGTGATTTGATCATGGTCTTATTAACGGTTAGGGTGAAAGTTTTAATAACAAGAGTTCTTATTAAAGGGCATTACCACGAGGAAGAACTTCTTCAGGGAAGATGAAGTTCTCATGTGGTTGATCAGCAGGTGCCAACCAAGCACGTAGTCCTTCATTCAATAGGATGTTCTTAGTGTAGAACGTCTCGAACTCAGGATCTTCTGCTGCACGAATCTCTTGACTCACAAAATCATAAGCACGAAGATTAAGAGCAAGCCCAATGATGCCAATAGAAGAGACCCAAAGACCCATGACAGGAACAAACAGCATAAAGAAGTGCAACCAACGCTTATTACTAAACGCAACCCCGAAGATCTGCGACCAGAAACGGTTTGCAGTAACCATCGAATAGGTTTCCTCCTCCTGTGTGGAATCGAACGCTTTAAATGTGTTTGATTGTTCTCCATCTTCATACAATGTATTCTCAACAGTAACGCCATGGATTGCTGATAGTAGTGCTCCACCAAGTATACCAGCAACACCCATCATGTGGAAAGGGTTTAGCGTCCAGTTGTGGAATCCCTGAAGGAACAGCAAGAACCTGAAGATCGCCGCGACACCAAAGGACGGCGCGAAAAACCAAGAGGACTGTCCCAAAGGATAGATGAGGAAAACACTGACGAATACAGCAATAGGACCAGAAAAAGCAATCGCATTGTAAGGTCTGATACCAATCAGGCGAGAAAGTTCAAACTGCCTAAGCATGAAACCAATGAGGGCAAATGCTCCGTGGAGTGCCACAAAATTCCAGAGTCCCCCAAGTTGGATCCAACGGACGAAACTGCCCTGAGCCTCAGGGCCCCAGAGAAGAAGAAGAGAATGACCCATAGCGTCAGCTGGAGTACTAACTGCCGCTGTAAGAAAGTTTGCACCCTCAAGATAGGAACTAGCGAGTCCATGGGTATACCAGCTCGTAGCGAAAGTTGTGCCAGTAAGCCAACCCCCAATAGACAGATAAGCAGTGGGTAGAAGAAGAAGTCCAGACCAGCCAACAAAAACGAAACGATCCCGTTTAAGCCAGTCATCGAGGATGTCAAACCACCCCCTCCTTTGTTGTTGTAGTGTTGATGCGACCATTTTTAAAACCTTTTAAGTGAAATAATTGCGGCCAAGTATCTCTAATGATCTCGGCAAGTTTATTTGGTGTGTTTTCTGATATCATTGAAAACCTTTTGATTGTTTTACATCCATCACTTCTATATGAGATAGAAATTGTGTAGGTGCTTCAAACCATCTAGATTGTACTTGTTCCCATGAAGGGTAGTGCTCCGACTGACCGTTAGAAAATACAATGTTGTATGTGTGACGATCATATGGAGCATCAGACGTTTTAGTAAAATACCGTTCGTCTGAGGGATCAATTACTTGTGTCATTTTCCAGAAGTATCATAATTTAATTCATCATCGGTCTGTTTCATTTCTTCAACAGTCCATGAACCACCTACACCACCATCCATATTAACAGTAATATCTTGTGGTTGAACCGGTTCATATGGATGTTGGGGTTTATGTTCCCGATCCATAGGTTGAGACTTAGTGTCATCATTACGAGAAAGATTTTTAAGAACAATGAATGCGTCCTTATTATACTTGCGAGTACCTATTGGGGACTGCCATTTGCGGTTATAATCATCACCAACATCAATCCCAGAAACACAAGTACCACCAATCTCAATAACGATGTTGTCATTTCTTACGTCCCATCCAAGTCTTGCAATTGTATCCCATAATTCATCCTGTGTCATGTTAGACATAACGTTTTCTTCCGGTTCGAGATTACCAATCATAATAGTAGCACACAGAGTAGCGGAACGACAATAGTAAGAATACCTATAAAAAACCCCACCACATATAATGTGATGGGGTGAAGACTACCATCAGGCATATTAGCCTACGGTAGGTGCTGTGAGTGCAACAGGAGTGGACTCAGCAGCAGCAAGGTCCAGGGGGAAGTTGTGTGCGTTACGCTCATGCATAACTTCCATACCCAAACCTGCACGGTTCAATACGTCTGCCCAGGTGTTGAGCACACGACCCTGACCATCAAGGATGGACTGGTTGAAGTTGAAACCGTTGAGGTTGAACGCCATCGTGGACACGCCAAGGGCAGTGAACCAGATGCCAACAACAGGCCATGCAGCAAGGAAGAAGTGCAATGAACGTGAGTTGTTGAATGAAGCGTATTGGAAGATCAAACGACCGAAGTAACCATGGGCTGCGACGATGTTATATGTTTCTTCTTCTTGACCGAACTTGTAACCGTAGTTTTGTGACTCAGTTTCAGTCGTCTCACGGACGAGTGAAGAAGTAACAAGACTTCCATGCATAGCAGAGAACAAAGATCCACCGAATACCCCAGCAACGCCGAGCATGTGGAACGGGTGCATAAGGATATTGTGTTCTGCTTGGAATACAAGCATATAGTTAAAAGTACCAGAGATACCAAGAGGCATAGCATCGGAGAAAGAACCTTGACCGAAAGGATATACGAGGAAGACAGCAGATGCTGCAGCGACTGGAGC